TGCACCGCACCACGGCCGAGAAATACATCCGGGCTGCCGTAGAGCAGGGGGAACTTATCCGCCATGGGCGCTGCGGCGTCTTCCGCGACAAGCGGGCTGTTATCGACTTTGACATGGAACGTTACACGCACCGAGGAGCATCACATGAGTGATTCACTGAGCAACAAAGAGCTGGTGGCCGTGGGTCATCAATTTGCGAAGGCGATGAGCAGCGACACGGCGATCATCGATATGGCGAAGATTGTTTCCCGTCTGGCCGAGCGGCTGGACTGCGCCACCCTGGCGCTGCGCGAAATGACGAAGCAGCGGGACGCGCTGGCGGCCATGCAACCGCAAGTTATCAGGAAAGCGCTGGATGAATGCACCGAGTATCTCGACAGGGACTGCATCCTGGAGACAAACGGCATTAGCTACGAAGATGCTGCTCAACGAGAAATAGGTGCAGTGGCTCTTCATGATGCATTACTCCGCCAAGAGGCTGCCCTATGAGCAAATCATTAAATGCGCGTTGCATTCGTCGCTGGGAGGTTGAGTTCAAAGGCTGGTGCGATTCGAAAGTAAGTCCATGGTGGCGTAAACATCACCTTCGCACGTTCATCCGTGGAATTGCGCTTACTACTGCTGACTGCATGGTGGACCGTATGGCCTACAACAACGCGATGCATGATTTTTTCGCTGCAAATGGAGATGACACTGGCTGGTCTCCTGAGTTTTCTGTCTGGTACGGCAGCGGGCGTCGAGAACAGTACCGGAAAGAGGCTCTGAACTACCTCAATGAGGACGCTACTAACGACGAGATCGACGAAGAGATACAGAACGAGCTGGAGGCCTGGAATGACTGAATTCACCAAAGAGCAGTTAATCGATTGGGCGATGACCCATAAAAAGCGTGCAATTGAATACGCCGCAATCATGCCAAATGACGAATACGCGCAGAAGGATTTGGCGCTGTATGAAGCTGCACTGACAGCGCTGACGGCTCCGTCTGAACCGGTCTATCAATACCGCATCAGGAATGGATACAACGGACAGGTAACGGAGTGGCAAACCATCCGCCGTGACCAGGTGGATTTTGTTTTGAAAGCCCAGCCGCACAATGCTGAGTTTCAAATTATCGCGCCGCCAGCGCCCCGCGTGCCGGATGGTTATGCACTGGTGCCGGTTGAGCCGACAGAAGACATGGTGATTGCTGGTTTCGAAGCAGAGCTGCGCGAAGAGTTTCGCGACCCGGATGCATGGGAGACATACGAGGGCATGAGCGGCTGTGAGCAGGCTGCTCTACGTGCCAAATGGTGCTGGGCTGCGATGGTGAAAGCAGCACCGCAGCAGGAGGTGAAGTGATGGAACCGCAGCTGCACTATGCAACGAAACGGATCGTCGAACTGGAAAGCCTGCTGCTGGTGGAAGTCAGCGAAACTGTATGGCCTGCCGAAGTGGGCATGGTCTATGGCCAGATTGAAACCGCCGGGGATCTCCCGGCGCATCACCAGCGCCGCCTGAAGCATCACATCAACCGGATGTGGCTGGAGGGAATGCCGGTACCGTCAGTTATCACTGCTGCCCGTTCTCTGGCCGCCGCCATGGAGGAATACGCGTGAAAGAGATTATCGTTGATAACTTTGCCGGCGGCGGCGGGGCGAGTACGGGCATTGAGCTGGCGATCGGCCGCAGCGTGGATATCGCCATCAATCACGATCCGAACGCCATAGCGATGCATACGACGAACCACCCGGATACGCTGCACTACTGCGAATCAGTGTTTGATGTGGATCCCGTCGCCGCGACAGCTGGCCGCCCGGTGGGGCTGGTGTGGTTCTCACCGGATTGCCGCCACTTCTCGAAAGCCAAAGGCTCTAAGCCGGTGGAGAAAGAGATTCGTGCGCTGGCGTGGATCGTTATCCGCTGGGCGCTGGCGGTGCGCCCGCGCGTGATGATGCTCGAGAACGTGGAAGAGTTCAAAACATGGGGCCCGCTTATCGTATCGGCAGACGGCGGACAGCGCCCGGACCCGGCCCGCGCCGGAGAAACCTTTGAGGCGTTCTGCGGCATGCTATCTGGCGGCATTCCTGCCGGGCATCCGGCGCTGGTGGAATGCTGTGAGTTTCTGGGCATTGCCGCCGACGGCGTACAGGCACAGAAGCTGGTGGCCGGACTGGGTTATGCCGTTGACCACCGAGAGCTGCGCGCCTGCGACTATGGCGCGCCGACCATCAGGAAGCGATTCTTCATGGTGATGCGCTGCGATGGCGTGCCGGTAACCTGGCCGGAGCCGAGCCACGGCGATCCGAAAACGCCAGCAGTGCAGAGCGGCAAGCTGGCACCATGGCGTACCGCGGCGGAATGTATCGACTGGTCTATCCCGGCACAGTCCATTTTCGACCGCAAAAAGCCGCTGGCAGAGAACACGCTTAAGCGCATCGCGCGCGGCATCCAGCGCTTCGTGATTGATAGCGCCTCGCCGTTTATTGTGAAGTGCAATCACACCACGACGAAAGGGAAATACGACTGCTTCCGAGGGCAGGCGCTGGCAGAGCCGCTGCAGACCATCACCAAAACGCACGGCTATGCGATCGCGGTACCGCACCTGACAAAGTTCCGCACCGGAGCGACCGGGCAGCCGGTTACCGAACCGGTGCCAACGGTGACAGCTGGCACGTCAGCGCGCCCTGGCGGAAATGGGCATGCTCTGGGTATCGTTGAGGCGGAACTGGCCCCGCTGATAGCCCGGCAGTTCGGTGCCAGCATCGGGCACCGCGCTGACGAACCTAGCGCCACGATCACCGCAGGCGGCGGCGGTAAATCGCAGCTGGTATCGACGACCCTGATTCAGATGGGTTACGGCGAACGCCCGGGGCAGGAACCGCGCGTGCCCGGCCTGCATAAACCGCTGGGAACGGTCGTCGCTGGAGGCGGCAAGTTTGGGCTGGTGGCGGCGAATCTTGTTAAGCACTTCGGCGGGAATTACCAGGGCGCTGGTGTAGCGCTGGATGAGCCAGCCCACACGGTCACTACCACCGATCATCATGGCCTGGTCACATCGCACCTGGTGATGCTGCGAGGAACCTGCCGGGACGGAAGGGTGGTTGACGCGCCAGCGCCTGGTCTTACTGCTGGAGGTCTGCACGTCGGCAACGTCGAAACCACATTAGCGACTGAGGGATATAATCAGCAGCGCGCGGCGCAGGCGCTGGCGTTCCTGCATGAGTATTGCGGGGCAGATTCTGACGGTCTGGTGACGGTTGACGGCGTTGTTTACCGCATCGTTGATATCGGCATGCGCATGCTGCAGCCCAAAGAGCTGTATCGCGCCCAGGGTTTCCCGGAGTGGTATATCATCGACCAGGACTTCCGGGGCGTGAAATACGCGAAGGATAAGCAGGTTGCCCGCTGCGGCAATGCCGTACCTCCGCCATTCGCTGAGGCGCTAGTAAGAGCTAATCTTCCAGAATTTTGTGTTAAGGAAAAAATTGCGGCCTGAACAATAAAACCGGCTAATCGCCGGTTTTATTTTGGAAAAAGCTGAAATTACGCTGATTCTTCTTCTCTGATGCGATTGATTGCACTTCTCAGACGTTGCTTGGACGCATCGTCCCAATCTTGAGTTTTCTTACCGATTGGAGCGCATGGGGATATGTTGCCATTCACCAACATCTGACGAACGTCCGCAACTTCCTGAGCGCTGATCGAAACGTGTTGAACATGCGGATTCTTGGTATCCATAATAAGCCCCCTCATCAATAGAGCTTGGTTAACTTCTGCAATTGTAGTCACTGATGTTTCTAAATTAGTTTTGTTGCTGGTAAAGTCGACAAACCTTACCTCTCCACCAGTGTATGGGTCTGAATTTTTAGCTTCTCCAATCGCTGTACGAGCACAATGTGAAGATAGCCAGTTTTGCGCAGCAACTCCGCCACCAGAACCTGAAAATACAGCTTGTAACTCTCTGGTTTGAGTGCAGGTAGCCGCGATAACATTACCTTTGTCAAAAATCACCTCGTTAGTAGACTTTTTGACAATATGTAATACAACCGATTGGCCAGTAGGCAAAACGACTGGTGGTTCTTGGTCAGATAAATCGCCTGACCACCAGATTTTCCATGATTCGATTAAGTGTCCATCTCCGGCTACAGTCATGACGAAATCATTTCTGTCAGCGATCTTGCCGAAGCCAGTATCGTCGATATATAGGACATGTCCAGGATAACCATGATCCGTTAGGTCACAAGACCATCGTGAGTCACTGGCAATCAAACGGCTGATACGATCATAAACTGTTGTAGTCATTGTAGACCATCTGAGTTCGTCAAAGTGCGTAAATATTACGGGAAACGTAAATATTTGCTAATCGATCTTTCTTATCGGTAAAGAAGCTTTTTATCTTTAATTTTTCTTTACATCCTAAACAATGACTTCGTTATTGATTATAAAAAATCAATAAAATGAAGGGCATCCGTCTAAGATGTTGGCATTTCGTGCCGCTAAGAAGTTGAAAAGGCGTCTACGTAGGTGTACTGTATAAATATACAGTCTAAGCGACGGAGGCAATTATGAAAATTGAGTTATCCATTGATCGTACTAAAGAACTTCCTAAGGGCGCGGTTCCGGCACTGGAAAAAGAACTATTAAAGCGACTCCAGAACCAGTTCGATGACTGCAGTCTGATGATACGTCGCGCAGGCTCGGATGGGTTGAGTATTTCTGGTGGTGAGAAAGAGGTTAAAAAGACGGTTGAAGAAATCCTTCAGCAGACCTGGGAAAGCGCAGACGACTGGTTTTATTAATACAGCATGCAATTAGTTTCCCGGGTGGAGGGGTGCGGTGAAAGAAACAGAAGAATTACCAAAAAAGGGCTATGCGGTCATCAGATGTCACGATGGGGTTATCGTTGCACGACTGCACACATTTCCGGAATGCGAGCGAGCGTTGATGTACAGACGTGGTGACGAAGTATCGTTTATGCCGCTCCAGCCCGATGAAATTGTAGGAACGCCGACACTCTTCACGCTGATGCTGGAGCGGGCTGGTTATCGCGTTTCGCAGAATTCTGTTACACTCCCGTCATAGGCCTGAACAACCTATACCTGCTGCGCCACTGGAGAGATACCATGGCGCAAAAACCAATCAAACAGGCACTTAAGCAAACACTTCAACTGACCTCTTTCGGGGCCAGCGATTTCTTTTTTCCTGCGCGCTACCAGGTGGCGGCATGAAGAAAACTAACTTCATTCACACGCAACTCACCTCGAAAGAAGTGGACGAACTCGAGGCCCGCTATCGCGCTAATGACGTGCGCACTGCGCGAAGCCTTGATGTCGATCTGATCCACTGGACGCTCACCGCTTATCTGCCGGAGGCTAATAAAGCCCCACGGCAGGATAAGACCTTCCAGCAGCCGATCTGGAGGTGAGCGTGAAGACCTACAACATCACCCCGATGGGCAAGCCCAGAATGACCAGGGCAGATAAGTGGAAAAAGCGCCCGGAGGTTCTCCGGTATCGCGCGTTCTGCGATCACGTTCGGCTGCTGGGCGTCGAGCTGCCGGAAGCTGGCGCTCACGTTACGTTTGTCCTACCTATGCCAAAAAGCTGGAGCAATAAGAAGCGCCAGCAATTCAACGGCCAGGCTCATCAGGATAAGCCTGATTTTGACAACATGCTTAAGGCGCTGATGGATGCCATCTACGCTGACGATGCTCATATCTGGGATGCCCGGGTGACCAAATTGTGGGGCGAAGAAGGGCAAATCATCATCAGGGAGATCGACTGATGCGCGCCTTACTGAAACCAGTAGTTGCCCGGGAGATGGGAGTTGTGCTGTTAAAGCCCGGCAGCGAGCTGATGAGCATGTTCAGTGGCGGTCGTGTGCTGGTGGAGAGCCAGCCCGCCAGCATGGCAAGCTTCGCTACAGGCCGCGTACCCGATGCGCGCCAGCCGCTGGCCGGTAATGCGGCACTGCGCCCGTTCTTCCTTCACGAAAAGGTGATCAGCGCTGCTGGTGGGCTGAGTGGCCTCGAATACTGGTTAATGCGCAGTGGAGACACATGCCAGTACCCGCACAGCGATTACCACTACCACGAAATGACCACCATGCGGCATGCTCCCGGCGCAATCCGCCTTTGCGGCCACTGCGACAACCAGCTGCGCGAGCAGCACACCGAACGCCTGGCGGAACTGGCGCGCCAGAACGTCATTGACTGGGTGCTGGATACCGCCCGTGTGGCGCTGGCGCTCGACCGCTCCCGCGACATTTCTCTGGCTGAACTTTGCTGGTGGGCTGTACGTGCCGGGATTGCTGATGCATTGCCAGAGTCAGTTGCCCGTGAAGCTCTTCGCTTGCCAGCAGTTAAGGAAACCTACCGCGAGAGCGAGATCGTACCGGCGGTACCTGCCACCAGCATTATTGCCGACAAAGCCCGAGCATTACCTACAACACCTCCAAGCGAACCACCAGCAACATCACCAGCCATCAGGCCAGTAGTTGGCGTGCTGGTGGATCCCGAATCCCCACAGACTTTCCTGAAGCGGCCAAAGCGTATCCGCTGGATGGACGAAAAATATCTGGCATGGGTAAAGACGCAGCCGTGCGAATGCTGCGGAATGCCGTCAGATGATGCTCATCACCTGATTGGCTGGGGGCAGGGAGGGATGGGAACGAAGGCACACGACATCTTCGCGATCCCCTTATGTCGTAAACACCATACCGAACTACACAACGACCCGGTGAAATTCGAGAGAGAACATGCTTCTCAGCCGGCAATGATAATCAGAGTGCTGGACCGGGCCTATGCGCTCGGCGTTCTGGCTTAAGGAGCAGTACAGGATGACACCACGTCAACGCCGCATTCATGTCGAAGGTCTGGGTAAAGCAGCATCTGCACCGAGAAAAAGCTACCTCGGAAAGTTCACGCCATTAAAGAGCGTTCAGTCTGGATGGATAAAGTCTTTGCTGACCGTCTGGGGGGAGTGTGTCGGCGGTAAAACCCGGGCGCAATACCGGTTAGAGAACTGCAGCCAGTTCTGGTCTGAGGTGAAGCAATCGGAGTGGTCAGATGCACAGTTGTCGCGCATCACTGAGGCACTGGGGCAGGCAAGGGAAGAAGGATTCCGTGGCGTTCAGGCGGCTTTGCGCGCCCGCGCCATTCTTTGGCCGGTAACACTTTCTGAACTAATCGAGCAGAGCGAGCGCCGTGACGATGCTGACTTTATCGAACAGGTCATGCTGAAAACCTTCAGTGCTGAGGATCCTGTTTATCTGGTCGGTCTGCAGTTTTACACCACCCGCAAAAAGATATCCGATATCTCCAGAGAGTTGCAGCTGGTGGCTCCCTGGCTGACCACCGGAGAGGCGCGTAAGCGCGTGCGCTGGTGCCTTGAGATATTCCAGGCGAAGGTGTTTCTGGCCGTGCGCCGCCAGATAGAAACCAGGTAAAAGTGAGAGGTCTGTTAAATATTTTTAAAAGGGAGTTGAAAACGGGCCAGAAAAATGAATAATCCATTCATGCTTGGCAGAGCTGCGCCACGATGGCAGCGTCGAAAAGCCCTTATCAAACAAATTCTAAAACCTCGCTCCGGCGGGGTTTTTCTTTTCTGAGGTCACCGTTTGGTGGCCTTTTCTATTTCAGGCTCCCGGAACCCCCATCACTCGGATTGTCGTTAATTCATACGAGGAGCCTGACTATAAACAGATAAGATTAGTCTTATTAAGAGTAAGCTATTAGACTGTCTCAGTGGTGAATCCCCCTATGCGGTGGGGCGGCTAGACAGGCAGGTGAGTGACGCGGTTCTGTGGTCTGGCGCAGAATCACCGGGAGGCACCCGGCACCACAAATTTAATCCAACCCGCTATTATCCTGAGAGCGATACAGGCTACCGCGACCGGAGCGGGCTCGGTTCCAGATTTCGTCATCTGACAACGTCGTTTCAATGAGTTCAATTGGCACTCCCGCGTCATTTATTACTGCGACCCAGTAACCATCAATAGGCTCGTAAGGGCCCAGAATAATCTCTTCCCCTTTAATGGCCGCAGAAAGATTGTTTACCTTAAACGCTACATGGGGTACGGTTTTCAAAAGAGGATGGAGGGGAGAGTCATCCGTGAAGCGATGCCACTGAACCCTGAATTTACCCGGGTTGTCAGCTGTATACATTCCCGCTTTTTCACTGAATGAGCCTTCATGGTTTCCATCCTGTACCGGGATGCCGAAATGATGAAACTCGTAGTTGATCCCCGCTTTCATAAGCAAATATCCTTTGACATAAAGAGTGTATTTTATAGGGATATCAAAATTCACAGAAGGCAGGAAGTATGAAAGAAGGTTTTTACTGGATACAGCACAATGGCAGGGTTCAGGTTGCCTACTACACCAACGACGAAACCGAAGACCTCGAAACGGGCCGAACCATAACGGGTGTATGGCATCTCACACAAGGTGATGACATCTGCGATAACGGTGAGGCCGAGATTTTATCTGGACCGATAACGCCGCCACATATTTGAAAAAACACCGTTGCGTTTCAATAGAGGGTATATGCTTATATTCGGTGAATCCCCCTGTGCGGTGGGGCAATCCAGTTGATGTATATGTGCTTGCGGCTCGCATAACTGGTAACGAGTCACCGGGAGGCACCCGGCACCCTTATGTAAACCTGGTAAGTGCTTTTTGAGCCTGTTCTTCTGAGCAGGCTTTTTTTATTCCTGCTTCTAAACTGGTGCTATCTTTAATTTGTGAGCCAGGCCAGAACCATTGGCCGGACATCCTGACCGGTCAGTGACGCTGCTCGACACAGCTGTTGCACGGATAATGGCAAGGTAACACGACTACCGACTTAGATTTTCAACTCAGTTAGGCCTGCTGAAAAGCGGGCCTTTTTTTATTTCAGGCTCCCGGAAACCCCATCAAGGTCTGTCGTTAATTCATCCGGAGAGCCTGACCCTTCCAGCACAACACCCGCGAACAGCGAGGTGAGAGAAATGTCCCGTATGAGCAAACTTGTCACCGGAGTCGCCCTCGGCACCTCAGGAGGAACCATCCTGAACGGCGTCCTCACAAAACTGAGTCCTGACGAATGGAGCGCCATCGGCGTACTGGCTGGTATTGCCGGGATCATCGTTACCGGACTCATTAACTGGTATTTCAAACGCAAGGTCGCCAATGCGCAGGTTAAGGCACTGGAGAAATACGGCCCGGCAGTGAAAGTTGGAGAAGACTGATATGCCGATGACCAGCAGCCTTCGCAATAAACTGATCGCCGCAGCTGGTGGCGGCGCAATGCTGATTGCCTCGCTGTTCCTCGGCGGGCAGGATGGCGTAGAAGGGCGGAAGTACGAAGCTTATAAAGATGTAGCCGGAGTGTGGACTGTCTGCGACGGCCATACTGGTCGGGATATCGTCAGGGGTAAAACTTATACCGATCGCGAGTGTGATCAGATGCTCTGGAAAGACCTCCAGCCAGCAAAGCGCACGGTAGACAATCTGGTCAGGGTGCCGCTGGGCGAGTATCAGCGCGCCGCGCTTTACAGCTTTGTCTTTAACGTTGGTTCT